TGAGCTCTTGAGTGCATTTTTCAAAATCGCCGAACCGACCAACCTGACGGTTGAGGATTACTCCCACGTTGCAGAAGACATCGCCTTGTTGCGGCCCCTGCTAGCCAATACCTGCAAGAACCAGACACGCGGAGTCAATATCCTGCTCTATGGCACGCCTGGTACAGGCAAAACCGAACTTGCACGCTTGCTTGCCTCTGAAGCAAGTGTGCCTCTTTATGAAGTCAGCACGATCGATGAAGACGGGGACCCACGGCCTGGAGAGAAGCGCCTGTCGGTCTTCAAAATCAGCCAGCAGGTACTGAAACGCCGCCTGCCCTGTGTATTGCTCTTTGATGAGATCGAAGATGCGTTTCCATCCCGATTTTCCCTATCCCCGTTTTGGAGCCAGTCCAGGCCCGTTGGGCAACAGAAAGCCTGGACTAACCAGCTGCTCGAGAGCAATCCGGTGCCGGCGATCTGGATCAGTAATCAAATAGAACAGATCGATGAGGCGTTCCTGCGCCGGTTCACCTATATCCTACAGCTCGAAACGCCAAGCCGGAAAGCACGCCGCCGCCTAATCGAAAACAAAGTGCAACCATTAGCAGTCTCTGAGAGATGGATTGACCGGCTGGCCGATGAAACCCAAATCAAGCCTGCGCATATCGAAACCGCTGTGCGCGCCGCAGGCCTCATGCAGGTGTCGCCGGGGAAAGCAGCGGAGATGGCTATCACTCGCACCCTGTCGCATTTGTCAGAAGTCTGCGGCAATCCGTTGCCGCCATTCCTAGCCTCCAACGATCCCATCACCTACCGGCTGGACTATGTGAATCCCAGCTTCGATCTTGGGGCTGTGCTTCAGGGCCTGCGCACGACACCCTCGGGCCGCATATGCCTCTACGGGCCTCCTGGGACCGGCAAGACCGCCTTTGCTAAATATCTGGCGGAACAACTGGATAAGCCACTGATGGTGCGGCGCGCTTCGGATCTTCTCAACATGTATCTGGGCCAGACCGAGAAGCTCACCGCCCAGATGTTCCAGGAAGCCGGGCAGGATGGCGCGGTGCTGCTGCTCGATGAAGCCGACAGCTTCCTGCGCGACCGCACCAACGCCGTGCGCAGCTGGGAAGTGACCCAGGTGAACGAATTCCTTACCGGCATGGAACATTTTGAAGGCATCTTCATCGCGTCCACTAATCTGTTACATGATCTCGATCAAGCAGTCTTCCGGCGCTTTGATTTCAAGATCGAATTCCGTCCCCTGACACGTGCACAGCGGTTTGCACTCTGCAATCAGATTTTGCGAGATCAAGCGCAGACTGAGCTCGATGCTTCTCAGCCTGAGGCCCGGCGACTGGAGGCACTTGATCAGCTCACGCCTGGCGATTTCGCAGCGGCTTTGCGTAGATTGCGGCTCGTCAAAAAGCTATCTGCCAGCACCTTCCTGGATGCGCTTGCTGAGGAATGTGTGCACAAGCCTGGGGGTCAACACCGGACGATTGGATTCCTTTCATGATGAACTCAATCCGAAATTATGAAGTGATTGCTAACTGCCTGGCAGAAATACACCAAACTCTATTCGGGTATGGGTCCGCGGCGCTCAGCGAATATGATGGGTCACGATGCGATCGACTTATGCCATGACACAAAAATCACTCCAAACGGCTCACGGCATCGATGGTTATGACCTGATTGGCGATATTCATGGCTGCGAGACTGCTTTGCGGGCCCTGCTGAAACGTCTTGGCTATCGCAATAAAGAGGGCGTCCTGCGTCACCCGAGCCGCAAGGCCATCTTCCTAGGGGATTTCATTGACCGGCATCCAGGACGTGGAGTTATTGCGATTGTCCGCCCAATGGTCGAACAGGGCTCCGCTTTAGCGGTCATGGGCAACCATGAATTCAACGCCTTGGGGTTTGGACTGCCACACCCAAAAATACTCGGCCGGCGCCTACGTGATCGATTGGGACATACCTTTGAGCAACATCAGCCATTTATTGAGGAGTTCAAGGGTAACGAACGTGATTACCTCGATACCTTGAGCTGGTTCCAAAGCTTGCCGCTCTGGCTCGATTTAGGCGAATTACGCGTGGTCCATGCTGTCTGGGATGAGTGTGCAATGGCACTTATCAAAGAGCAGATTGGCACTACCCTCCTACTTTTAAACACACAACGAGCGTTGCCGCTCTTTCAACACGGCACACTCCTCTTCGAGGCGGCCGAATTTGTTCTGAAAGGCATCGAACGTTCATTACCAGTCGGAATCCAGTTCAAGGATACCGATGGCAAAGTTTGAACCAAGGCGCGTATTAAATGGTGGCTTGAGGATCGTAAGTCATATCACTGGCAAGATGCCTTATTAGGTCCACCTTCTCTCATTCGTCAACTCAGTAAACGCAGGATAATTGCTCAAGATTTCCTGCAATATCCGACAAATGCGCCGCCAGTCTTTGTAGGCCATTACTGGCTGAGCGGTACACCCGCCCCACTCTCAACAAACGTGGCCTGTCTTGATTACAGCATTGCGCGCGGTGGTGCACTGGTGGCTTATCGATGGGATGGCGAACAGATATTGATAAAAGAACATTTCTTGGCAGTGACGAATTAAATACAATTCACATCATATATAGCTGATTCGAACAACGATTGATCTGTCACCATTAAGTACACAAGAGGGTAAACTGAATGAATGAAATCGAGAGACGAGCCAGATTAAACCGCATAATGAAGTTACGAAACTTCAGACCTATACTTCCGCCCTTCCCGCCAGGAACTATTCCTGAGCGTGAGAAAACTAATGAAGATTTTTGGGAGGAAGCGCAGGGTTATGTACCTTATATTAATATACAGCTACTAAACTTAGTTCCACTCTTTGTGCTCGCCTTCTTCCCAGATATAAGGCATATAAATATTCCATTCGCTGTGCTTGGGCAACGCGCTACGCTGCAGGAACTCAATCAAGTAGCACAGATATACAAAAAACGTATACAAGAAAAAGATTACCAGCAAGAGTCATATCAAGAGCATCTCCATGGTTATATTTATTATCGTACACCGACTGAAAGATACTATTACGACAAATGGGGCCAGATTCTTTGTATTGATAACAATTTTAATAATTGGCGTCCAGGTATTACATTAACGTTAAAGAAAAAACAACTGAATCCGACAATTATCAGTAAAAAGTAAATCCATATTTACACAATATTTTTATTGTATTGATATAACATTAAGTCCGACCTAATAATCACTACACGCATAAAGTCGTGCCGATGACAGAGTTCCATCGCCAGCTGCCCCGCATCAGAGATTCGAGCGCCGCAGAGTCATAATATCAGTCGCCATTGACATAACTTCTTCTAAGTACTAAAAGGGCTCTGCGCGGTGACCCTGTATCTAACTAACCGCCTGTATGGAAAACTAGCATAAAGAATTTTTCTACCATAATTAACTTTCGATCTTATCGCGGTTGGATATCAGCCGCATTATCTTTTGCAACGCATTTATAAATATCTACTGCCACAGACGAAATCTCAAATAGCAATATTTATGGAATTTCATCTATACTATTCGTTGAAATTAGCCATGTCGATACTTAAGAGGTACCCATTTTTTGAATTTCTCACTCAAAAGCGGCTAGACGGTTTGTCACGGACGTGCGGACAGGACACCGTATCGTTTGAACGCGTGTTGGGTTCAAATCCAAAACAGGTTTATACAGAACATTGGCGGTGGCTGTTATTTTGGGAGAGTGTGTTTTGAAGTCGATCCACAGTGAGCCCTATGGGCGCTTTCTGTCACTGATGACGGAGGCCCGCGTTCGCTTGAGGCCAAGCCAGCGGGAACTGGCCAGGTTGCTGAAGAAGCCGCAGTCGTTCGTGTCGAAGTACGAACGCGGTGAAAGACGGCTGGACGTCGTCGAGTTTATGGAATTGTGCAAGGTGCTGAAACTTGACCCATGTGGGGTGCTCCGGAAGATCGAACGCAAGGGGAAATGACGTAATGCTCCGCTTTCCCAACCCCGGTTCGACAATCAGCAATTTCGTAGCAGTCTATACTGCGGCTTTCGAGCGGCTTCATGGCCAGGTGGTCACTCTCGATGATATCGTCGGAGCGACGGTTGACGCCAATATGGCCACGTCCTCCGGGTATATGGGTGCGGAAGCCATCGCGCGTTCCACGAGACTCGACCGCACCCGCGATCCTCTATATAACCAGCTCAAGATGTATGCTGAACTTTTCCGGTCGCTCGGCTGGCTGCATCCGACCGAACGTAGCGCACTAAACTACACCTTCACATTGCTCGGTCGGCAGCTGGTTGCCGCCGGACCATACTATCTGCCTCTGTTCGGAGAGACCGTGCTCGGGATTTCGTACCCGAGCCATGTGTTGACCGTTCAAGGCGAGCACGATCTTCGGCCGCTCGCCTTCATCCTGCAGACCATGCTGGCGTGCGGTGATGCGCTGTCCAGGGATGAAATGATCGTGGGGCCGCTGAGTGCCCGTTCCGATCGCCAGCCTGGGGCGGCGGCCGTTATGGCGACATTCGTGGAAGGCTTACGGCTAAATCCAAAAACTATTCAAGACGCCATCGAGCGCCTTTCCGAAGAAAGGCACATCCAGATCAACACGCTCAAGAATTACACACGTTGGCCCATTGCGATCATGCGCGATTGCGGATGGACGGAGAAAGTTCGTCTGAAATTCCGTAAAGCCGGCACCTTTGAAGCACACCGACTGACCGAGCAGGGTAAGACGGTCGCGCGCCGCATACTGACGTCGGCCGATATCCGGGTTGACCAAGTGGATGCTCTTCCGTTTCAAGAGAAAGCCGCGCTCAGCGTTCAAGCGCACTACAATATGCTGGAGCGGGCGGGCTTCGATCTTGAGCCTGTAAGTCGGAAGCTGGCACTCCAAACGCCGGTATTCAATCGTGCGCTCGGTCTTCTGGGTATTGAGCAGACTCGGTCCCTCCTGTTTTCTCCCTTTCAGTCACTATCCATCGCCGACATTCGCCAGATCTTCCCTGCTTCTGAAGAAGCCTCCACCAAGGCGCGCGAGCGCGAAGCGGCAGTGGTGGGCACGGTGGTCGGTCGGGGGGCGCGCGACCATTTGTTTGTCGAACCGAAGTTCGTGCGACAAACGCATAGGAAAGAGGCAAGCAACACACGCTCGCTCGAAGAGGAATTGCGTACGCTGCGCCAGCACCACCAATCGGATAAAGAAGCAGCAGCGGCCTTTGCCACCTCGCGCGCGGCCGACACCCGGACGGAGTTTTACCCGCTGGTGAGCGAGCTGTTTCGGGCACTCGGCTTGCAGAGTGACTATTCCCGGCCTGGCGTGAATTACCAGCGATGGGATGCCTGTGTCTGGCTGGGCGCGGTTGCCGTCCCCATCGAGATTAAATCCCCCACTGAGGAAGCTTTTCTCTCAACGAAGGCAATCCGTCAGGCTCTCGAAAACAAGATTGTCCTCCTGGCCCGCGGCGGTTTGAAAACCAGTTTTGAGATTACGAGTTTGATCGTGGGCTATCAGGTGCCCAATGAACGCGGGGACATGTCCTCGCTTATAGACGACATCTACGGATCTTTCCGGATCAGGATCGGGGTGATTGACCTTGGCACGCTCGCCCTGCTGGCAATTCGCGCCGCGACGGATGATCTGACCATCGAGGGTGCGCAGCTTAGCGGCCTGCGGGGGTTTCTCCATGTCTGAGGTAGTTCCTCACAAAAAGAGAATAGGGCGAGAGGGGAGAGTCCGCGACTATCTCGCGCCTGCCGAACGCCTGAACTTCGGGAAAGGTGGACATGCGGTCAAGGTCAGGCTGTCCGATGGACGCGAAGGCCGGGGCACATGCCTCGGGTGCAAAGATGCGCCTTGCATGACACTAACCGCAGGCGACACCGCGCTCCCGAAGGCCCTCAGGGATTTTCCTGGCGATCCTACCAAAGAAGTCTGCCCGACGCGCGCGCTGTCCTGGAACGAGGGTGCGAATACTATCCTCGCCGATGCCGATACATGTATCGGGTGCGGACTGTGTGTCGCGCGGTGCCCATATGGTGCGATCTCTCTAAGTGCTGAAGGCAAAGCCATCGTCGAAACTTCCGATCCCGACCGTTTGACAGCAACTTGTGATAATGGCTCGAACCCTACCGAACATGCGAACCCGCAGCGCGTAGGCCAGCTCGGAACCGTTGGTTCTCCGGCGCTCTGGGAAATGCCGGAGTCGGTCGCCGCACTTGGCGACCTTGCGAGCACACAGTTTGTTCGCAATTTGCTGATCGCGTGCGGCATCGAATGCCGCACGCGCCGCAGAGGCGACACCAATGTCAGGATGGATGGTGTCCTTAGCATGGCCGACGGTCGGCTAGGCGTACTTGAGATCGAACTCGGCAACGCTGTATTGGATTCGCCGCGCGCCCTTTTGGAGGATGTTGCCGTGTTGCATGGCCGCTACGGCATAGAGATAAATCAAATCGACCCTGTGAGCGTCATCCTCGGCTTGCCCAACGCCCGCTCTGAGTATTTCCAAGTGATCGCCGACATTGAAAAAGTTCTCGGCCTCCAGTGCCGCACCTTGACGATCGGCTCGCTGTTGGTGGTGTTGTGGCAATTCCAAACGATAGACGGGTTTGCAGGTGATCTCTTCATGACCTCGCCGGGGGATACGGACCTCTGGCCTGCCATGACGAAATTCATCTCCAAGTTAATCTCCGCAGACCAACCCTACGCCGGGGCTTACCGACCTTCTAAATAAGAACGGCTTCTTCCTGTTCCGCAGCCTCTTTCTGCTCCTGCAAAGCGGAGAGGCGCTGTTTGGCTAGTTTCAGATAGGTGGGATTGAGCTCGCATCCGAAATATCCTCTGCCCTCCGCCGCAGCCGCGACGCACTCAGTTCCACTTCCGACAAATGGCACAAGAACCGTGTCGCCGGGGTTCGAGAAATGCCGGACAATTCGCCTCGATATCGACAACGGTTTTTGCGTCGGATGATCGACCTTCTCATCGCGGAAACGACGACCGGCTAAGGTCGGAAACGCCCACACGTCGCCGGCCATTCGGCCGTCAGGGTGCGGCGTCCACACCTTGCCGTTCTTGATGATCTTGTGTTTCAGCCGCTCCTGACTCATGTAAGGCTCGCGGATTGTGTCATAAATATAATTGTCGGTTTTCGAGAACCAAAGAAGCGGCTCGTAGCACGCATTCAGAGAGCGCTTCCCATACCCGGCAAAACCATTCTCGTAATACCAGATTATTTGCCGCCGATAGATAAGCCCCAGCTCCAACATCATGCACTGCACCCAGCACTGATGGTGATGGATGCCATAGACGAAAATGTTTCCCTGATCTGAGAGGACCCGCTGGGCCTGGCTGAGCCACTCTCGCGTCCAATCCTTCCACTCGGAACGTCGTTCGGCTTCCTTCCAAGGGCCGAAATCCTTATTCAGGTTGTAAGGCGGATCGGCAACGATCAGGTTAAAGCTGCTATCCGCCAAGTCCTTCATCTCGGCGATGCAGTCGCCGTGTACAAGTTCCTGTCTCATTTGTTCGCCTTCGGCTTCTGTACTATCAAAATGTACTGATTGTGGATGTTAGGAACATAGGAATAGGGATAACCATAGGGAAAGATTTTCTTGTGACGCTGGTAGAGTACCTTGAGGCCACGGACTTCGAGCCCAATGTTCTCAAGAGATCGCGCCAGGTCCGCATGAAACATCACGTAGCGCGATTTTTCTCGAAAATCGCTGATGATGATGGTCATATATTTCCCCGGCTTCAACACTCGGCGGCATTGGTCGAAGATGCCGGTCAGTTCACGGAGAAACTCGTCGTAGTCCTTGATGTTACCTAAGTCCCGGTGATCATCGCCGTAATTTGTAGATAACCCGTTCGCGATACGTTCTTGGCGAGCCTTGTGATCCTCCTTCCTGAGGATGCCCCAGTAGGGCGGACTGGTCACAACGAGATCAACGCTCTCATCAGCAAGCTTCGGCAGAAGCTTGCGCGCGTCACCCTCTAGAATTTTCTGCTCGCCTACGTTTGCGAACATATCGCTGACTTCCGTGCTCAATCGTTCCCGCGTCAGCTCGGAAAAACGTGGGTTCAGCTCAATCCCAATCCCGTTGCGACCGTCAATAGCACATGCTTTAAGCGTGGACCCGACACCAACAAACGGATCGAGCACCACACCGCCGCGTTTGGTAAAAAACCGGACCAAGCGACCCACGTCCGTAAAAGAAAATGGGGCTGGATGCTGGCGCTCGATTTGCGCATCCGCATGACCAGCACCTAAGCCACGCTGGTTCCACACGGAGACAGTTTCGACGATCCACTCTTTCGCGGTTAAATCATTAAGTTGGTTCCGTGCATCTACCTTCCCATTTTCCAGGGCGGCCACCTCGATCGGCAATGCATCCTCTACCTTCAAAATCGTGTTCTTCTTCTGCCGCCGCGGCGCTGTCAAGCGCGTTGCCATTTTTTACCTGCTCTTTTCTGTGTTGCTTCTATGTTGATCGATATTTATTCCCTGCCCTACGGACTGCATCGCGCTACTCCGGCTCTTTGAAAAGCGGCCACTTGTCTCCGATGTACTTTTCGGCAGCTTCTCGGACGACCCACGCGAACGACACCTTTTTCTCCTTGCCAATGTTTTCAAGAGTCTCATAAACCTTCGGTGGAAAACTGACTGTTACGCGCACCTGTGCCGTGCTGTGAGCCTGCATCCTCTTCTTTCCAGCCCCTTTTCTTTTTGCCTTCATTTTAGCCGTGCTATCAACCTTCACCGAATTTCACCACATCGGTGAACGGACAACAAGCCCCAACCTCGTCTGACAAGATCACTCCTTCGGCCCATTGTGTCAACCGGCTGCCCCGTCAGGCTTGAGGAAGCCCGCAGAAAGGGCTTAATACTCTCTCGCCGCGCCGGCAGAGACGAGCTTTCTTTCTCAGAAATCCGCAATTGAATACAGACAGATCCCTTCTGGCGAATCCGCTGCGCGGACCGCGCTCTATTCGCTGCGCTCACCGAGCCTCCGGAGACGGAATCTCGGCCATCAGGTAATGATCCCTTTCGCGGAATGCGAAATTGAAAATCGGTTTAAGGACCGATGGTCCCTCGAAGGTCTAGCGAAAAAGCAGCGCAAGATCGTTGCTTTTTTGGCCCAAAAAGAAACAGACGATCTCCTCGCTTTCCCCGCTCCCGTCTGAATATAGCACCGAAGCGAAGGGACAAGATCGCGTGCTGCACACCAAGTTTTTATGCAAGCAAAGTTACGGCATTCCTTGTGGATGAGCTTGCCTGAATCAATTGCAACGCCTAGGTATCTCCACTATTAGGAATAAGGTTCAATCCCCAAGAAGCACCGCCTAATCTTTGTCAAGTCCGTCAGCCCAAGTTGCTCTGCGAATAGCTTTTCCAAAGCTAGCTTGCGCCAGTCCATTAGACGTTGTTCGAATGCGTCTAAATTGTTTACATAGTCATAGCAGCCAAGCCATCCGTCTATTCGACCATCCAACTTTCTAAGAAGTACAGACAACGTTAGATTATGTGAGTGGATAGTTTTATTATCGGCCAACTCAAGTAGTCTCTCCCGCTTACCCGCCATTTGATGATCTGTGAGATTTACGACGTAGCGTGACTTACTGTCTAGCTCTAATCCGACACCAAGGAACTCAGCGGACTCCGTCGGCGACCAAATGTGAGTTTTCTTGTCGCCAACATCAGGAATACTTAGACCTAAAGAATCGAGACTTGTTTTGCAGAATTCGTGTATGTGCCTGCATTCCTGCTCAGACGAAGCAAGAATTATAAGGTCATCTGCGTAGCGAACGGCTCGGAATCCATTTTTTTGAATATCCGCATCGAATGATCTAAGAAGTAGATTTGCGAAGTATGGCGATAGAGGCATTCCTTGCCGGACGCCGACGCCGACTTTTAGATGTGTTCTAGAGAGCTTTTCTTTTTGAATTGTGTCGCGTGGCTCAATTTCACAGTCAATAGCATCTAGTAGAAGTGGATGAATACTGCGTAACCGGATAAATCTGGTCAATTGTGCTTTCAAAGCCGGTCTCGGCAACGTATCGAAAAACTTTGAAATATCTGTCTTGTAGACCCATGGGAAGGAATTGCGGAGTGTTACCGCACGTTCAACAGCTTGACTGACGGTACGGCCTTTAATAAATCCATAGCTAATATCATTTTCGAGGCGGTATCGTCGGTTAGGCAGGCTATGAAGGTATTCCAGCACGGCACGCTGGACGATTCGATCACGGACAGTCGGAACGCAAATGGGACGAAGACCGCCGGTCGGCTTTTCTTCAAAATGGACCTTGAGCCGATTGTAATGAAAACAGGCAGATCTCAGGTAGTATGACAGTTGCCGGAGATTTCGATCGGCTTTGTCTGCAAATTGACGAACCGACTCCCCGTCAATGCCGCTCGTGCCGCGATGTCGAGATGGTGTATGGTCTAGGAGGCTTTTCCAGGCTTGCCTAAGTGAATCGATATCAGAGACGTGCTGGAACGCTGTCAAGCGCTGCTCATGGATCTGTTGGTACTTCCATGCCCCGCTACCAACAGGTCAGAACGGAAGCCCGAGGCCGTCGTGGTTTGGTCCGTAGGACCGCGCTTCAGGCGAACGCTCGAGAAATGGCCTTGGCGACTGTGCGCCTGGAAGCCAGTCTGCCAATGTGGGTCGCGCTGTGCAACCGGCAGGGATGCCGGTGGTACGGACGCTCCATGCGTTGTCGCGCCGTTGCCGCTTGCAGCGATGCTAACTTGCATGAATACCTCGACTTGCAGGTTGCCGGGCCCGAAAACCGTGGCCAAAATGGCCCCGAAAATCACGCCAAGCAGCTTCCAATGTGCCATGGTCGGCAGCCTCCGCACCGCAACCCCGAGCCTGGCGCGCAGCCGCAGACCACTACCGGCTCCCCGAGTGTTGCGGGGAAGGAGCCGGCCATTGACCCGGAAGCCAGAGGCCGTCGTGGTTTGGTCCGTAGGACCGCGCTTCAGGCGAACGCTCGAGAAATGGCCTTGGCGACTGTGCGCCTGGAAGCCATTCGGCCAATGTGGGTCGCGCTGTGCAACCGGCAGGGATGCCGGTGGTACGGACGCTACCTACCATTTATGCATATAGGGGCACCTGTGGGCCGTTTCAAGGCCCCTAGGTGGCCCCAAGAATCCACAAATAGTTAGCCATGGCCACAACACCAATTACCCGCTTCGAGCTAAAAGTGTCAAAAGTACTGTCACAGCTACTAATCCAAGCCAGGCCTGTACGATAGAGTCGCGTCGCTCGTAACGGTCGGTACGGTCCCGGCGTCCCGGCCACTCCCTCCAGCGACGGCTATTCCTTTCTCTGCGGCCGTCCTGCGTTCGTCGGCCTGTCAGAGGACGCTACGCGTCTTCATTCAATGCCTCCTCCACAACTACACTACGCCGCGGCGCGGACTTCGCACTTAGCTTCGCAGACTCCGCAGTGCTACGTCCGCTGCGGCTACCGCAGGTTCCTCGCCTCGGGCTTCGCCCTTCACTGGCTCGTCATACGAACAATGTTTTCAAAAAAGCCGTCTCTGCTTGCAGATATACCCGATGACAAATTTCGAGTTTTAGCCATTCCTGCTGCCATGATGTACTTATGGGGGCAAGCAGATCCAAGAAATGGCGTCCCGATAAACTCTCAATATCGCACAGACTGGATATCGAAACCCTGGTGAGTTCGCCGACTTGGTATAAAAACCGTGCACATTCTTTCGAGTGACAATTCCTGCGCCTATTGTCAAACGTTTATCAACAAAACCTTACCGCTAGATTCCGTGCTAGAGTTACCATATGCAAATTGTACAAATGAAGTTGGATGCCGATGTATTGCGCTCCCTGACCTTTGAATTATCGCGAACGTTTTGATATCAATAGTCATCCTTCAATGTGCCATCCGGATAGGCAAGCCCCATGCGGATGTTTTCGTTGATGTAGTATTGAAGGATTCCTGGCACGCGCGCGTCTTGCTTGATCCAGTCCAAAGCCTGGGAAGTTGAATCCACCTGATCTGAATACTTCCCATTCGGGAAGTTGACGAGCTCATGCAGGTAATCATCCAGCCATGGTGCTTCTTTGGGGATGAGCACGCGGCCATTTTCGATGGTGGCCGTCTGGGCATGCATGCGCATGACCTTATCCCCATCCGGTTTGTAGGCGGTGATGTCATGGGGCCCTTCCTGATTCAATTCCTGAATGAGCTGGGTTCCAGATGCTTTGTCCTCAATAAGGACAACGGTGGCTTCACGCAAATTCTCTTGCTCACGCACAGCCCGTTTCAGATCCGGATATTCCAGTCGCTTACGCAGAACATGCAGTAAATAGATGTTCTTGGCCTTGATCCCCCAGGTGGTGCACACACTGTAATTGCTGAGCTCAGACACCGAGTTGGCGGTATCCCAGCTCTGCACAATCTGGTCAAATTTCTCCGGTAGCTGGTTAGGCTCGTAGGTCTGCAACCACTTGCGTTTGACCATACCCCCGCCGAGGGGTGCAGGAACTTGTTGGTACTGGCCGGCGAAGTTGTAGTCCCCGAGGGTTTGGCGGATGTTCTTTAGGGTCTCCAATGACTCGCGCTCAGGGTGTAAGGCTTCTCCAGCCTTGCGCACATGCGTATAGGTGCCGAACGCAGTTTCAATCACATGACGCTCATCCACCTCGGCGATGGCCGGAAAGGCGACCACCTCCCAGGACTCCTGACCCAGTACATGCCCGACGAGGTCATCTTCGTGCAATCGCTGCATGACGATAATGATGCAGCCCGTGTGCTTGTCGTTGAGTCGGGTATACAAGGTATTGTCATACCATTCATTCGCCGCCCGCCGCCGGACGTCGGAGACCGCCTCATCGGGCTTGAGGGGGTCATCGATGATGACCACATCCGCGCCTCGGCCGGTGAGTACACCGCCGATGGAGGTCGCCATCCGAAATCCCTTGGCCGTAGTCTCAAAGTCATGCACGGCTTGCTTCTCCTCCGACAGGCGGGTCTTAAAAATCCGCTGGTACCAGAGGCTTTGCATCACGGCCCGACAGTCGAGTGCATGCTTGTCTGCCAGGTCCTGGCCATAACTGGCACACAGGATCTGGGCCGTGGGGTCGTGTCCAAGCCACCAGGCCACGAGCGCAACCGAGGCCGCGATGGACTTCAGGTGCCGGGGTGGGACGGTGAGGATGACCCGCCGGCTCTCGCGCCAGCGGCAGTCCTCGAGCTTCGCCGCCATGGCCTCCAGGTGCCAGTTGGGTAGAAACACGCCCGTTGGGTTCAACTGGTAGTAGCACTTCTCAATAAAGGCATTGAAGTCTTGACGCAGCACGGCGTCATATTCACGTCGATTAAGGTTTTTCACTGGGTTTCTCCTGTTCGGTCCGCCGCAGGCGTTCTGCGATACGTGCCATGATTTCTTCATCCTCGTGAGCAAGCTCAGCGTCACTCGAGGCCTCGGCAGGATCGCCATCGAGGACACGAATGACCTGGAGTAGTTGTTGCCGGGCCCGAGGTTCGCCAACGGCCGCCTTATTCACCATGTTGGTCACCATCGCCTCCAGCTTCGAGATCACGCGCCGCTGACCACCTTCGTTCACCACCACCTTCTCCTTGAGCGCGCGGTCAACCGCTGTCGCAAGATTAGGTGAACCTTGAGACCGTCCTTTAGGATTGCCGGACTGGCCCTTTTTGAACCGAGACTTTTGCGGGGGTTTGCCATAGCCCACAGGATAGTCACTGGGGTTCTTGGGTTTTTTAGCCATGGGCGCATCTCCGTTCGGCCTCAAGTCCTTTGAATGATTGGCCGGATTCTCCGTGCACGGCGGTTTGCCCTGTATAGGATTGCCAGCGTCGGATGGCGGTATCGACATACAAAGGATCAATCTCGATGGCATAACAGATACGGCCGGTGCGCTCGGCGGCCATCACCGTCGTACCACTGCCGAGAAAAGCATCAAGCACAATGTCGCCGCGGCTTGAACAATCGAGAATGGCATCGGCCACCAAGGCTGTGGGTTTGACGGTGGGATGTAACGCCAGCAGGTTGCCCTCCTCCGCGGTTCGCCCGAAAGAATTCACGCCGGGGTAATTCCAGACATTGCTGCGATAACGGCCGAACTGGCCGAGCTGCACATGATTTTGATGGGCGGCCGTACCGTTCTTGAATACAAAGATGAGTTCATGCTGGCTGCGGTACAAACTGCCCATGCCACCATTGTCTTTGACCCAGATACAAAGGTTCTTAAGCTCGGTGTATACCGCGTGACCGGCCGCATGCAGCTCACCAATGTGCCGCCAATCCATACACACAAAATGCAATGAGCCCGAAATACTGTGATGTGCGAGCTGGGTGAAGGCGTTCTTGAGGAACTGGGTGAACGTGGCCTGATCCATTTCACCGCAGGCCATCACAAAGTCCTTGTGATGGATGGAACCCAATCCACTGGCATGCCCCTCGATGGGCACGTTGTAAGGTGGGTCCGTGAAAACCATGCTGGCTTGCTTATCGTTCATGAGCACGTCATACGCGGCTGCTTCCAGGGCACTGCCGCAGTGGATACGGTGACTACCCAATACCCACAAGTCCCCAGGGCGCGTAACCGCCTGTTCCGATAGGTTATCCGGAAGCGCATCCGCAGGGTCTTCATCGCTATCCGTCACCGGCGTGAGACTTTCGATCAGAAGATCGATTTCCCCCATATCGAACCCGGTGACTTCCAGACTAAAGTCGAGTTCTACGGACGACAATGCCTTGAACTGTTCGGCCAGTAACCTTTCGTTCCAGATCGCGTTCTCAGCTAATTTATTGTCCGCAATGACGTATGCTTGGATTTGTTGTTCAGTTAGGTGCTCAAGGCAGATTGTAGGTACGTGGATAATTCCGAGTTCTTGTGCCGCAAGTAGCCGGCCATGACCTGCGATTACCTGGCCCTGGCTAGAAACTAGAATTGGTACCGTAAAGCCGAAGGTTGCAATGCTGCGTGCAAGCTGGTGGATCTGCTTTGGGGCGTGGATGCGAGGGTTATTGGGGTTGAGCGCGAGTTCGGTAATGGGACGATAGACAATCGTGATTCCTTTACCGTGCAAACGACCATTTGCAAAATTCTTTGTGCTGGATATTGACACTTAGGCATCCTCCATTTGGGCGATGCCTAATTTTGTGCAGCTTTTAAGATAGATTCCTATGAGGAATCTGTTACCTCACTCGATATATGTCTATGATTTATTTCGTCTTTTATGTGGAAGTCTTTTTGATAAGCGTGCTGAATTATCTAGCCGTTTACGCTGTGGATGATACATCGCAACATTCCTCAGGGCAGTACGCAGCCATACTCTTCGATCGTTCTCTTTGTTCTCTTGAATGACCATAAAATAATCAACCGCCTTTTTATCCATCTCTGGAATTTCGTAGAGCTGAGACAACTGGCTGATGCCATTGGGACGTTGCGATAGTAGCGTTCTAAGAATTGGTGCGAACATATCGTGGTTCATCTGGTAGGCTTCAGCGTGCGGCCCTTTTTTTATAGATGTTTCATATGCTTTGAATTTATCCTTGAAAAATACTAATCCAGAAAGTGACTGCACTTGTAAAACAAATAACCCTAACCTGTTAGCGAACTCGTCCATATCCCTTATTGTAAAGGCGTTCTTACTACGCAACTTTGTTAATAGATAATCCACCTTCTCTTTTGCGTTTATTGCTTTATTTGCATTTCTTTGAAGTGTCTCGAAGCTATACAGGTTACCGTCCGTTTCCGATGGCAGTGGTTCTGCGGGTATTGCAGTTTTAAATCCAAGCACTTCTGAGGCATTATTGAATGCCCACCAGGTATCGTTGAAGAGTTGTTCGGATTTGGGAAATGAGTTTTGCTGGTTATCCATTTAAAGAGGCCTGTTTCTGGGTAAAAAATGGCGAGTTGACTTCACACGCATACCAAGCGTGAATGGACCGGATAAATGATGCCAGACCATGTCCAACGATATCGCTAAACAGCTTGAATGCCTACCTCAACTGACACGCGCGGAACTACTTTCTCTGTGGAATGAAGTATTTGGCCACCCCCTGCACTGCCGAGCCCACAAAGATTTCCTGATTAGTTGTATTGCCTACCGCCTGCAAGAGCAGACCTACGGTGGGCTCAGTGCCAACACCCGCAAACAACTACGCAAGATTGCCACTGAAATTGAGACTGGCTCCGGTGCAGGTTTAGATGTTCCGCGCATCAAATTGGGCACGCGATTAGTCCGTGAGTGGAATGGCGACACCCATGAGGTCACTGTGATCACTGAGGGCTTTGCATACCGGGGACAGCCCTATCGAAGCCTCTCGGAAATCGCCCGGCTGATTACCGGAACACGCTGGTCAGGTCCCTTGTTCTTCGGGCTCAGGGTATCCCATGGCTAAGCTTCGCTGCGCCATCTATACCCGTAAGTCTTCCGAGGAAGGACTGGAACAGTCGTTCAATTCCCTCGATGCCCAGCGCGAGGCTTGTCTCTCATATATAGAGAGCCAGCGCCATGAAGGCTGGAAGGTAGTTGATGGGGCCTATGACGATGGCGGGTTCTCGGGTGGGAACATGGAGCGGCCCGGGCTGAAGAAGCTTTTAGAGGATATCAAAGCCGGTAAGGTCGATTCGGTGGTGGTTTATAAGGTGGACAGGCTAACCCGCTCCCTTTCCGATTTCGCCAAGATGGTGGAGACCTTCGATGAGTCCGGAGTCTCGTTCGTTTCGGTCACCCAGCAGTTCAATACCACGACCTCCATGGGCAGACTCACCTTGAATGTGCTGCTCTCCTTTGCCCAGTTCGAGCGCGAGGTTACCGGGGAGCGGATCCGGGACAAGATCGCGGCCTCCAAGCGCAAGGGCATGTGGATGGGTGGCCGGGTGCCGGTGGGGTATGACCGGAAAGACCGAGAGCTTATCGTTAATAAGAAAGAGGCCGCCCAGGTGTGCCATATCTATGAACGTTACGTAGCGCTTGGATCGGTGGCCAAGCTCAAGCAAGAATTGGATGCCCAAGGAATCCGGAGCAAAGACAGACTCAGCAAAACGGGGAAGCGATCAGGCAATGCCTCCTACTCCCGCGGTGCCCTCTATGACCTCCTGCAGAATCGAATTTACCGCGGGGTCATCACCCACCGCGGTGTGCCCAATGCCGGGTTGCACGAAGCCATCGTACCGGAAGCACTTTGGAATAAAGTCCAAGCGCTGCTTGAGACCAATGACACTGCCAAACGCACCGGCACCAAGGCACAGGCGCCAAGTTTACTGGCCGGGCTCCTTTATGATGCGGAAGGTCAAAGACTCACGCCCACCCACACGGTCAAGAATGGCAAACGCTACCGCTACTATGTCTCCCAAGCGCTCATCCGGAACCCTGGCAATAACAAGGCTGGCGCAAGACGCTATCCGGCACATGATCTTGAAGAGCTGGTCGTAGAGCGGTTACAGACGTTCTTGAGCAGCGGACCGGATGTACTGCAATCGCTCGCCCTGCCCTCGGACGATGCCGCTCTCCAAACCGCCGTTCTCGCCTCGGTACGCCATCAAGCAGCCAAGCTGACGGAAGCCGCTCAGGCCGAGACGCGTGCATTCCTGCAGGCCGTGGTATCCAAAATCACGCTGGTGGGCGATGAGATACAGATACTGTTGAGGAGACAACGCCTTCAATGTGCGCTGTTGGGTAATGACAGGTCTACTCAAAGCGAACCCTCCAAGCTCCATACTGACGAGTGTGATGAACCAATCTGCCTGACGATCAAGGCCCAGTTACGGCGCTGTGGCGGTGAAATGAGGGTTATCCTGCCGGATAGCCAAGAGAAGAAGGACAAAGCGCATCCCAATCCCGCCATGATCAAAGCCATCGCGCGCGCTTATTGCTGGCATGATCGGCTGATCTCAGGTGAAGCCAAATCCATCCGGTCAATTGCCAAAGAAGTCGGGGTCCATGAGCGATACGTCAGTCACATTCTCCACTGTGCGTTCCTTGCCCCCGCCATCGTCGAGGTCATCCTGGAGGGTCGCCAACCTCTAGATCTGACACTCAATAAGCTGCTCTACAGCCTGCCCATGAAGTGGGATGAACAACGACGTGGGTTTCAGATCAGCGACTATCAATAGCTGTAAGTCGCCAACCGGATTGACCGTTTCCACCCAGAGTGGCCATTCAATACGCGCTAGAATTAGCATTCAAACGGGCCGCGTTGGAGGGCAACGTTAGCCGACCCAACGTGTAGGCTCAATTTAATTCCTATGGAGAAGATTTTATGAACAAGTACAAGAATGAGCATTCTGTTTCGCCAAATTTCTCTTTGGCATTTCAACAAATGGTGAGCTTTGCCGCCATAGCAAAAGTGCGCAATTTGTCAGAAGTTCTCGATGAGCTCATTCTCCAATGCTATGTGATCCTTCCCAGCGAGCCGCTTAATTCACCAGCTACGCTTATCAAGATCATAGATGCGCTATTCGGCATAAAGCTGCTGGAAAAGAACGTTGCTATATCATTGGACCGACTGCTTTCAAGACAATATCTGATCAAATTACCTGGAAACCACCTGGGTCTGTCGCAGGATGTTCAGGCTAGATTGACCACTAGAATTCAAGAAGCGAGGGCCCTTGAGAGTGATGTCAAGGAAGCGTGGCTACAACAGGTGGCGGCAAACGCACAGCTACCCAAAGAGAAATTGTGGAATGTATTGATGCTATATCTGGCTCAGGCCTTCAAGAGACACGGTATTCAAGCGGTCAGTCTATTAGATCCTGCCAGTCAGGTTTCTCAAGAACAACTCGGTAGTCTTTCTTCTATATTGGATACCCTTGTGCACGATAATATTCCCCAAGTGCAACGTGACATTGCGCGCAAGACTATCGCATCTTTCATTGCGGATGTGCGTACAGATCGCAAGAGAGCGGAATACATAGCACAGTTGGCTGATAGCGCTTTCAACTATTTCTCTCTCATGATTTCTCCAGAAATATCCGCGCGACTCCGCGAAAAACTAAACCCTCTTGTTCTATTTTTGGATACAAATTTCATATTTGGTATTTTGCAAATACACACAAATCCACAAGTAGATGTCTCAAACGAACTCCTTGAGGCTGTAAAGCAATTCAACTTGCCGTTTAAGCTTCGTTACCATGAATTTACCGTGCGAGAGACGACGAACACTCTCTATCACTTTGGCGGCGAGCTTCGAAAGCATAGATGGTCCCAGAATATCAGTCGAGCTGCGGCTAAATCAGAGCGCGTATCTGGTATTGAACTCAGATTTCATCAAAAAAATGCGGTGGTACCTATAGAAGTAGATGATTTCATGTCGCCTTACAAACATTGGGAGATTATGCTTAAGGATAAGGGAATTGATATCTACAGGTTAGCCGGAAATAACGCACAGTTGGCAAAAAGAGCTGATTTGGAGGCAGATTACAAAACTTATCTAAAATGTCATCACATGGAAAGATCATACGAAGCTGTTCAACACGATATGGCTGTGCTCGAAACTGTAGAGTCGTTAAGAAGTAAGGCTGCGAGCTCGCTCGATGCCGGTGCATTATTAATTACATGTGATTACCAACTATATCGATTCGATGCAGAGAAAAGCCGTAAAGACGGCACCCTTAGTTGCACTATCTTGCCAAATCTTCTATGGCAAATATTACGTCCATTCATCTCGAGCAACGAGGAGTTTGATCGGGCATTTGCAGAAACTTTTGCGCTACCAGAATTTACTCTGAGTAAAGGCGGAGCAGCCAAAGCTGCATCTAAAATGCTAAGTATTCTTGCCAGTTATAGCGGTCTACCTGAAGAAACCGCAAGTAAGATGCTTGCCAACGATCTTTTGTTTGCTGAACTTCAGACTAAGCCTACTGATAAGGCATTTCAGGATGCTGTAGAAACTGAAATGTCCAGATTGAATATAGCGCTTGTTGAAGAAAAGGCCGCACTTCAAGGAGAACTTGAAGGTAAACATAAGCAAACCGCGGATCGAGACAGGCGGCTTGCGCAGGCAGAGGATGCTCTTAATAAGACAAAACAGGAATTGGAAGCGCGCGACAATACTATTTCGCGCTTGCAAAATGAACGAAATGACGAGGCGCGTCGTACCTATACTAGTGTGGCGGATGCGGAAACGCAAAGAAGTGAACGCGATGGTGTGGTATCGGAATTAGGTAAGCAGCAAAGGAAAGCCCTTACTATTGCAAAAATAACTAGCATATCAGGAGGTATTTTAATCGCGCTGCTTTTTGAACTAATTGTAAATTATGTTATTCCATGGCAGTGGCTGTTACGGAATTCCAATAGCTACGGTCTCCAAGCATCGATTTCATTGATGTTGATCTTTCTTTCAGTGGGGGCGTGCGTAAAACCATGGCGAAAAGTTTTTTGGATTGTTGGGGTCTTCGGTCTGATTTTTGCAATCCTAACGATGCTGGGTGGACCAGCGCCAATCAAGCGGTAATACATTCATCTTACAGAATCTAGGCGCTGCGTTTAACGGCGCGTAAATATTGCATTTACATTAGGCTATGGACCAATGCACTACGTTGGGAACTGGCAATCGCCAGTGCGTTTAAGAGCATTGATGCGCGATTTATGCTACGTGCGAAGGCGATAACCAGTCAGATTCCAATCGCTTGCGTTTACGAGACTTCGAATTACATCACTGAAACCGGACTTCGAGACGACCCATCGGAGAAAAACGGAGTGTAGCGCCCTCAATTACAGCACTCCAAGTGCGCTATGCGGGCGCGTGTGAATCAGGATGGCCTGGAACTGTGCGAAAACCAGGCCCTTTCTCCGATATGCGGAGAAAGGGCGGGTTCGCTCATGACTGAATGGCGGAGAGAGTGGGATTCGAACCCACGATACGCGTTTTGCGCGTATACGCCCTTAGCAGGGGCGCGCCTTCGACCAGCTCGGCCATCTCTCCAAATATATACTAAATTGTTCGAGCTCCCCAGCC